ACGGCTGGCGGCCTGTCGGTCGCTGGTTGGGTAGTGGGTAGTGGGTAGTGGTAGTGGTAGTAGTAGTTACGGATTTGCTGAAATGAATTATTACTTCAACTCAGCATCCGCTATGGACTTCTCCTAGCCCGTGGTGGTTACTTAATACCTGGAGTTCATGACCAGGATATCGTCGCAGCCTTGCCAGCATTGCATGGTGAGGGCAATGTAGTCAGTCCATGAGAGCCCCATCTTTTGAGACATTACCATGTCGACCGTCTGATCTGATGGTTCTATCTTCTCATCTATGTTGTAGCTCTTCCGGACTGCGGCGATCTTCTTTTTGTAAGTCTCGAGATCTGCCGACTTTGGCGTTTTGAGACCGAGCGTACCCAACCTCTTTCGGTTGTGGGCGTAGGCTCTCATCAGCTCTCCTGGGAGTTCGTGCAAGATGCTCTCTGCTATGTAAGCATTGTGGAGCGCCGCCGGCATGTAGGCGGTTTCACTGCAGAAACGGTGGAAGCTGGAGTGCGTGAGCACTTTTCTAGGATCTCGCAGGATAACGAGTTTTGACCCGTGCTCAGTATTTCGGAGAAACGAAATTTTTGAGCAGAAGTCGATGTCGAACCAGTCACGTGTGTCGATCTTCTCGATGCACTAGCCTAGTCCGCGGATTTGGTCGTCCTTGGTTTTTGAGGTGAGTCTTTCAGCGCTTCGTATGAGCTTTTCTGACACCTCCTTGCGGCACCACAGGACTACGTCGTCTCCTGACACGTAGATGAACACGTCCTTGGCGCGATCTTCCGTCCACGTGACGCTGGAAAGTCCTGCTCGATAGCAGATGTACTTCCAGTACAGGAGAACTCGGAGGGTGTTTCCCAATGTTGTCCGGGTTGGACTTCCTGAGAAGGTGGTCCCCTTGATCTTCTGGATGAGGGTGTGGCCTCCCAACCTGCTTTTGAGTTTGGCAACTTCTTCGTAGATTGGGACCTTGATGACACTCTTCACTGCGGCCGGGTCATAGGAGTACTCGGAAAGAGTCTTCTCCATCCACCCATTCTTGAACAGTGAGTTGAAGAAGCGGCAGTCCACAGCCCGGATAAGGCTCATGTGCTGATGACCGTCGTGGTTGGATCCATCCGCGCAGAGGGCCACCAGTTGAGAACGATGTCCCTTGACTTTGTTCAAGTGATGGTCTATGTTCTCGGCCATTTCTGTGCAGCTCACTGAGTGGCAGAACCCAGGGACTATAGCTTATCTTCTGGATGAGGGTGTGGCCTCCCAACCTGCTTTTGAGTTTGGCAACTTCTTCGTAGATTGGGACCTTGATGACACTCTTCACTGCGGCCGGGTCATAGG